GTGGATTTGGATATAGGTCTAGAGCAAGAAGAATGGCTGATTTCCTGCGTCAAGGTATGCAGGATCTCGATCAAGCTAGGAAAGATGCGGATGCTGTAGCAAAAGCGGCCGAGGATGCAGCACTGCTTGCTGCAGCGGCCGCGGCCGAAGAAACTAAAAAAGCAGCTGCGGATGCAGCAATACTGGCACAGGCCGCAGCAGCAGCTGATGCAGCTGCTGCTGCAGCTGCCGTAGCAGCTGCGTCAGCACCAGTTCATAACAAAGTTGGAGTATTTGAAAACAACGGCAATTCTACTGTATCTGGAACTACTGTGACTGTAGACCTTGATACTGGCAATTTCTTTGAAATGGATTTACAGGGTCTTTCTGGTAATGTGACTACATTTACAATTTCAAATCCAACTCAAGAAGATAATATGGTATCATGTTTTATTGTAAAAATTATACAAGGAACATCTACTACTACTAGAAACTTTACTTGGTCATCTATTGTTAGTAATGGAACCAATATCGATTGGGCCGGAGGTGAGGGTCCTGATATTACTACAGGAAATGATAAAGTAGATATTTTATCATTTACTACTTATAATAAAGGTTCGACTTGGTATGGTGCACCTGTGGGCCAAGAATTTTCATAACACGCGAGGTTATATATGTTAAGTAGGTTGATACGAACAGCCGCAGGAGCAGGAGGCCAAGAGTTAGAATATACATTCACCAGTGACACACTTCATGCCAATTTATTAACTCAAGCAGTTGCCGCTGGTTGGGATTCCACAAAACCAGGAACTTTTACAGCATATGTAGGGGATGGATCTAATCCTGTTGGATTGTATTCAAATTCTGGTAATTCTTCTCAATATGGTTTATCTTTAGGATCAGGATGGGCCGCAGAGACTATAATCAATCTAATAGTAAGAAATAACTCCATTATTGTCGGAACCGCAGGAAATGGTGGTTCCGGTGGTTCTGCAGGATCTGGTGGTTCTGGAGGTTCTGGTGGCGGCGGAGGCAGCGGCGGCAGCGGAGGCACCGGGAGAGACTGTTGGTGGGGAAACGGCCCAAACGGAGGAAATGGCGGGAGTGGAGGATCTTCAGGTAGTTCAGGTAGTTCAGGTAGTTCAGGTAGTACGGGCTCAACTGGTTCAGCTGGAACACATGCAATAAATATGAATTGGATAGGAGGAGCAGTCAACATTACTGTCGATTCAGGAGGTAGTATTGTCGGTGGCGGCGGAGGCGGTGCTGGTGGTTCTGGTGGTTCTGGAGGAGGCGGTGGAACTGGAGGACCCGGAGGTCATGGCGGAACTGGTGGAACTGGAAGCTCACAGTGCGCTGCACCGATGGGAAGTTATGCACGAAGTAGTAGATGGGGTGGATACGGTTGCTGGCCGACTCAAGGAACACATAACGGTGGGACGGGAGGTGGAGGAGGTTCTGGCGGAACTGGCGGTTCTGGTGGAACTGGAGGTGCCGGAGGATCAGGAGGTACTGGCGGTAAAGGTGCAGGATGGATAAAAGATTGTTCTAGTAATCTTTCGTCATGTCTCAATACAGACGCAGATTCTGGAGGCGGAGGTTCTTCTGGTTCTGGTGGTGCGAGTGGTAATTCAGGAAGTGGAGGATCTGGTGGAGCAGCTGGTTCAGGGCCAGGTCAATACTGTAACGGTGCCGCTCCCTGCTCAGTCCAATGTGCCCCTTGGGGTCAAGGTAACACAGGTGCATCGGGAAGTGGAGGTTCAACCGGAAGTGGAGGTTCAACCGGTAGTGATGGAGGAACAGCAGGTGCTGGCGGTGCATATGGATCTTCAGGGGCAGCTATATCATCTATTATAGGAGGTGTAGCAGGTAATGCTATAATTAATGGATCTCACAGTTCTGTCACACTTATAAATAATGGAACAGTATCAGGATCGGTAACTTAAAGGATATAGAATATGGCACAAGAAAAAATTTATACAATACTTCATCGGCCGGAAGGCGGAATGACTCCACCGGAAGGGCAAACAGAAGAGGAATTGGCCCAATTTCTCTCGGAAGAGATGCATTATGTTTATGATGATGGTGCATGGGTGAATATAGAAGAAGGTGAGGATGAATGGGTAGCAGTAGATGAATATATGCATAATTCGGATAATCAGTTTGCTATTTGTTTTATTCCTCACTCAGCAATAACATTAGATGAGAACAATAAAATAAAAAAAATATTATTACCCGGTGACTAATTATGGGATCAATTTTAAAGGCATTGAAGAAAAAGGGGAGAGAATTGATTGAAAGAGGAGAAGAAAGAATGAAAATATGCAACCCGTGTGAATTTTTCTCAACAAATACAGGACAATGCAAGAAATGTGGATGTTTCATGGCCATAAAATCTAAAATTAAAAATATGAGTTGTCCTATAGATAAGTGGTAATTGATGAAAATTGTGATAGTCGGAGGTGGTAATGCAGGGTGTATAACTGCATTAGAGTGGGGATTTATTTCTCAAACTTGGGAAAGCTCAAGTCCACTTGAAGTTGAATTAATTCATGATCCAAATGATAAACCTATACCCGTAGGACAAGGTACCGCTAGTGATTTATCTCAACTTATCTATAAACTCGGTTTTGACTGGTATAATAATCCTATAGAAGCTACACCAAAAACTGGAATTATATTTGAAGACTGGGGCAAGAAAAATCATAAATTTATAAATTACTTGGAAAATGCAGCCATGGCAATGCATTTCGACCCTCCTAATTTTCAAAAATATATATTAAATTCTGGTTTATTTAACGTAATTGAAGGTCGTATTGATGATATATCAACAATCGATGCTGATTTTATATTTGATTGTACAGGTGGTAGACTGAATAATGATACAGAAAATTACAATAAACTTATTTCTACAGTAAATTCTAGTATAATAAGTAGAGTAAAGGGGAGAGACTATACACAGCTATGGACTCGGGCAGTGACTACTCCTGATGGATGGACATTTATAATACCACAGACCGACAATACAACAATTTATGGTTATGTGTACAATAATCACATAACAGATGAAACCACGGCAAGAGAAAATATTAATAAATTATTTAATATAGAACCTGATGATATGATGAATCGGGTAATAAATTTTGATTCATTTGTTACTAAAGAAGTTATATCGGAACATAGAATAATTAAAAATGGTAATAAATTAGCTGCTTTTGATCCTCTTGAAGCTCCTGCCACATCTTTACATATAATGGTTGCAGAATGGTGTCAAGATTTTATTTCTCCTCATATTAATTCTCCAGCTGAATTAGTTTGGAAACAAGATATTGTGGAAAAAGGCATATTAGATTATGTACATGAAATTGAAACGTTTCAATTATGGCATTATCAGTTTGGATCTAAATATGATACTCCATTTTGGGATTATGCAAAAACATTAGCTGACAATTATTTCAATGATAATGAATATGGTAAAAAATTTAAAAATAGAATTAAACTTATAAACAACTTTTCAGAGCCTGATCTTTGTTCTATATTTTCTAAAACTCTGCGAGTGCCAGTAGTTCTTGATGGTACTCTTTTAGAATATAAAGGAGTTTCTTATACCGGTCATGATTTATTTTATGGGCCATGGAATGCAAAATCTCTACAAAATTGGTATACTAACGTTGTTAATTGAATTTTCAATACCCTAAACCATAATCTTACTAAATAGTATAGAAACCTCAACTAAACTATACTATTACAAGGAGATAGATTGTGGCATTAACACTCCAAAAACAAGTTCTAAATTTTGTATTAGACCAAGGTTGCACCTTTTCCAAAGTTGTTACCGCTAAAGATACCGCAGGAGCAAATGTTACAATTTCTACTGGAACAGCTGCAGGTAAAATGCGGCAATCCTACCATTCATCAAATAATGTTCATGCCTTTACTACAGCGATTGAAGGATCAAATGTGACATTTTCTTTGACCTCTACACAAACAACGGCAATACCAGATGGAAATTATGTATTTGATGTAGAATATACACAAGCGGGAGGCGATATAGAAAGAGTAGTAGAAGGTCTTATAACAGTTTCACCGGAGGCGACAAAATAATGGCACAACCAACTACTAGAACTACTTTTAAAGATTATTGCAAACGAAAACTTGGATGGCCTGTAGTAGAATTAAATCTCGATGATGATCAAGTTGAAGATTGTGTAGATGATGCACTTCAATTTTACCAAGAATATCATTTCGATGCGACAGAAAATATATATCTTAAACATCAAATATCAGGATCTACTGTTACATTAGCAGGAGCTCCTACTGGAGATTTTTCAAATGGTGAATATTTTACTGGAGGAACAAGTGGAGTAAGAGCAAAAGTACACGAATATCATAGTGCAAACACTACACTTAGATTCAAGGATCCAGATGTTAAATTTGGTGGAGATGGTAATACGTATTACAGTAATACTACTACTACATTTTCAACAAGTGAAATCCTGACAGGAGAAGACTCTGGCGCTACGGCAACAACTCATGCTGCTACAGAACCTACTATAGGAGATTTTGATAACAAATATATTGACATAGCAGAAGCTATTATTGGAGTGAGGAGAATAATACCTTTTTCAGATAATGACGCGTCTGGTTCTGGTATGTTTTCTGTTAAATATCAATTTGCTTTAAATGAAGTTCATAATTTAGGTGGAGATTTAGTATCTCATGAACTAAAACGACAGCATTTACAATTAATTGGTGAAATGTTTACAGGTTCTCCTATATTCAGATATAATAGACATGCTGATAAATTACATTTAGATATTACTTGGGGAGCAGATGCTGATATTGATGATTGGATAATAGTAGAATGCGACAGGATTCTTGATCCTGCTTCTTATGCAGATATTTGGGGTGATATATTTCTTAAACAATATGCCACGTTATTGCTAAAAAAGCAATGGGGACAAAATTTAATTAAATATGAAGGTATGCAACTTCCTGGTGGATTGACTCTTAATGGCAGACAATTATATGATGATGCAGTTACAGAAATCACAACCATAGAAGAACAAATGCAATTAAGATATGAATTGCCCGTAGATCACTTGATAGGATAACATTTAATGGCCACTAATCCTTATTTCAATCATTATGGAAAAAATACAGCAGATCAAAGATTAGCAGAAAATCTTATGATTGAATCCATTAAGACTTATGGAATTGATGTTAATTATTGCCCAAGAACCCTTGTTAACGAGGATCTTCTATTAGGTGAAGACGCGCTTTCTGAATATAATAGTGCTCATACAATTGAAATGTATATTAAAACTATTGATGGGTTTGAAGGTGAAGGTGATTTTGTTGCAAAATTTGGACTACAAATAAATGATCAAATTACTTTTACTGTAGCAAGACGCAGATGGTCTGAATTGGGATTAATTGGTGATGGAAGAGACACTTCTCCAAAAGAAGGAGATATAATATATTTTCCTATGACTAATGCATTATTTCAAGTTTTGTTTGTAGAAGATGAATCAGTATTTTATCAAACTGGTGGATTACAAGTTTTTGATCTTGTATGTGAAATGTTTACTTATTCAGATCAAAAATTAAATACTGGTATAGAAGACATTGATAAAATTGAACGATTACAAGCATATTCTTTAGATTTTACAATGGATACTGGAAGCGGAGACTATACAGTAGAAGAGATTGTATATCAAGGAGAATCTTTAGGAGCAGCAACGGTACAAGGAGAAGTAGCGAGTTGGAGCTCTACAACTAAAATATTAAATCTTATTAATATGACAGGCAATTTTTCTGGTACTGTTAATATTATTGGTGATAGTTCAGGGGCCAGTTATTCGGTCGCATCATTTAATGCACAAGATTCAACTTCAGCATCCGCAGGTGATAATTTAGCAATAGAACAAGAAGCAGATTCTATTATTGATTTCACCGAAGGTAATCCGTTCGGGAGCCTATAATGTTAGGAACCACTTATTATCATGAAACTATCAGAAAATATGTTGCTGTATTTGGAACACTTTTTAATGATATTAATATCCGAAGAACAAATTCAGCTGGTGTAATAACAGAACAAATTAAAGTTCCGATAGCATATGAAGCTAAAGATAAAATGTTATTGCGGGTGAGAAGAGGATCTAAATCAGATCAAAGTCTTCAAATAAGTTTACCAAGAATGGGGTTTGATTTAAATGCTATTGTATATGATCCAACTCGGAAATTAAATACTTTAGGTCGAACTTATGCCGCAAATAATGCAACATCCTCTACTACGTTATTAAATCAATATAATCCTGTACCATATAATTTTGATTTTACCTTATCTGCTATGGTAGATAATTCAGAAGATGGTGCACAAATTTTTGAACAGATCGTTCCTTTCTTTACACCAGAATTCACAGTTAGTGTAAATTTGGTACCTTCTATGAACATTAAGCCAGATATTACAATAATATTGAATGATGTTTCAATTGAGGATTCATATGAAGGAGACTTAGTTGTAAGAAGAGAAATTATTTGGACTTTAAATTTTATGTTAAAAGGATATATTTATCCTGATGTTAAATCTGGATCGGTTGTTAAAACGGTACTAGTACATCTCCGTACTCCCGCAGTAGCCGCAGATATTCCAGAATATATTGTATTAGAAGATAGTACAGATTTTTCAACAAATTATATAGTGTTGGATGCGGATGCAGGATCTCCTGATGCTACAGGTATAATGAAGGTTCTTAATGAATCTAGCTCTGATGCCGCAATGGCTGGAATTAAAACAAGAATAACAACCACTCCTGGTGCCAATGATGTTGTTGCAAGTGATGATTTTGGATATTCACAAACAATTGAATATTTTGATACTCCTATAGATAATAATCCAACAACCGGTTTAGATGTTAACTTATAATGATAGGGAATAATGAAAGATATAGTGGACGGAAGAATAGATGAAATATTAGAAATTACAAGTTTAATTCCTACGACTGAACTTAAACCAGAACCAAGTTCAAGAATTTTACCGAAGACAGATGGTAAAGATGATGATATTGATTATAATTATGCCCGTGAAAATTACTACAATCTAATCGAAAGAAATCAAGACGCAGTAGAAGAGATGTTGGAGATTGCTAAACAATCAGAACATCCCCGTGCATTTGAGGTGGTCGGACAATTAATTAAGTCTGGATTAGATGCAAATAAAGAATTGATGTCACTACATAAAACAAAAAAAGAATTGAGTATAGAAAAGGGACCATCACAAGTAACAAATCAAGCAGTCTTTGTTGGATCAACAGCTGAACTACAAAAATTGTTGAAGGTGAAACGTGCCGAGTGAAACATATCTAGGAAATCCAAATTTAAAAAATGTTGGACAGAAAATAGAATGGACAGAAGAATCTCTTACCGAATACATGAAGTGTAAGGAAGACCCCGAATACTTCATAGAGAATTTTGTCAAAATTATTCATGTAGATCATGGGCTTGTACCATTTGATATGTATGATTATCAAAAAGATATGATACATAAGTTCAATGATAATCGTTTTGTGATCTGTAAAATGCCTAGACAGACGGGTAAATCAACCACTATCATCGCATTTCTTCTTCATTACATTCTGTTCAATGAAAGTGTTAATGTTGCTGTTCTTGCCAACAAAGGAGCGGTAGCGAGAGAACTTCTTTCTAGATTACAACTCGCATATGAACATTTACCCAAATGGTTACAGCAAGGCGCAGTTGTATGGAACAAAGGAAACATTGAAGTAGAGAATGGATCTAAAGTTATTGCTGCAGCGACTTCTAGTTCTGCTGTTCGTGGTTCTTCTTTCAACATTATTTTTCTTGATGAGTTTGCTCACGTTCCTCAAAATATAGCTGAATCTTTTTTCACTTCAGTTTATCCTACAATTTCTTCTGGTGAATCAACTAAGGTACTTATTGTTTCAACTCCACTTGGTATGAATATGTTTTATAAGATGTGGATAGAAGCAGAAGAAGGTAGAAATGATTATGTTCCTATTGAAGTACATTGGTCAGAAATGCCAGGACGTGATGCAAGGTGGAAAGAAGAAACAATCCGTAATACTTCTGAAGTGCAGTTTACCCAAGAGTTTGAGTGTGAGTTTGTTGGATCTACTTATACATTAATTGCCCCATCAAAACTTAGATCGATGGTATTTAAGACTCCACTTCATACGAATAATAATCTATCTGTATATGAAGAACCAATTAAAAATCATACATACGCATTAGTAGCAGATACTTCACAAGGAAAAGGTGTAGATTATTCTGCTCTTGTAGTATTTGATGTTTCTAAAATGCCTTATACACAAGTAGCCGTGTTTAGAGATAATACTATTTCACCGTTATTATATCCAAACGTAATTTATAATGTAGGAAATAAATATAATCAAGCGCATGTTTTAATTGAGGTTAATGATATTGGTTCTCAAGTAGCAGATACACTTCATTATGATTTAGAGTATGAAAACATAATGATTGTCACTATGAGAGGTAGAGCCGGACAGCAGATTGGCGGTGGATTTGCAAAGAACATTCAATTAGGATTGAGAACAAGTAAACAGATTAAGAGAATAGGGTGTGCGGCATTAAAAGATTTGATAGAACAAGATCAATTACTTATACCAGATTTTGAATCAATTAAAGAACTTACAACTTTTGCTTTAACTAATAATACATATCAAGCAGAAGAGGGAGCTCATGATGATTTGGCGATGACATTGGTAATATTTTCATGGTTAGTTCAACAAAGATATTTCAAGGAATTAACAAATATGGATATACGAAAAAAAATGTGGGAAGATCAAATGGAAACTTTAGAGCAAGATATGTTACCCTTTGGAATTATAGATGATGGTATGGAACAAGAAACTGTTGTAGATACTTCAGGCCAAACGTGGAATGTAGATGAGTCTAGGAAGGTATGGTATTAAATGGATCTATATCTCCAAAATTAACTTCAGAAGGTGGGTTGTTTATTTCTGTTATTAAATCTTCAATTTTATTAGATAGATCAGGTCTTTCCTTTTTTAATCTGTTTAAAAAACTAATAGAACCGGCTAATAATTGTTCAGGCCGGATAGATAATCTTTTTCCTATTTTTCTTTTATCGGATACTTCAAGATGTTTAGGATTTACACAGGATGGATTGAAGCAAGTTTGAGTTACTACTTCACTAGGTGACAATTCGCCTCTCATTCCAGAAATTGATGAGAACTTATTATACATCATAAACGCATATCTACTTGCTGGTATAGTTTTCCCCATTACAGAAAACATACCATGACCTGTTCTATTTTTAGAAGCAAGCCAAATATGACATTTTGTATTTGTTTCAGAACGGTCTACTTTTTTAAGGAATCGTTCTTGTATATTTTTATGATTTATTAATTTATCTTTTGTCATTGGTCTTTCTGTATATTTATGATAACACTTAATATTTATGATTTTAGAGAATTGTAAAATAATAAATAACTGTAATATGGCAATTAACCATAACTAAGAACACATATCTAGGAGATAAAAGATGCCTTTTACAATTAGTCCGGGCGTTGTAACCAAAGAAATCGATTTAACTACTGTTGTACCTGAAGTCTCAATGACCGAAGGAGCAATCGCGGGGCCTTTTAGGTGGGGACCAGCATATGAACGAACAGTAGTAACGAATGAAGTACAATTAGCTGGTATCTTTGGTAAACCCGATCCGGCCACATACAAAAACTTTTTTACTGCAGCAAGTTATCTAGCATATTCCGCGAATCTTAAAGTAGTACGTACACCTAATACGACTGACGCGAAAAATGCAACAATGGACTCAGCAAATACAGTTTACATTGCAAATAATGAAGATTATGAGAACACTTATGACCCTCAAATGGGTGGATCACAAGAGAATGATTACGGTCCCTTTGTAGCAAAATATCCTGGAGACCTAGGAAATAGTTTAAAAGTTTCTATGTGTGGTGCTGCTAAAGCAAATACAAATGCAGATGGAACACTTAATGCCAATACGGATGTTGCATTGACTGGAACTTCCGCTTGGACAATGTCAGGAGGAGCTCTTGCAGGATCAGGAACAGAATATCTAACAGAATTAAGTATTGGAGATGTTATTGTTCTTGGTGGATATTCATTAGTAATTCTTACAATTGCTGATGCGACTACTGCTACCGCAGGAAGCTTATGGGGTTCAGATATAGGTAGTGGAATAGCAGCACGTAAAATGAGATCAGGATTTTCAGAACCAGTTTCTCAAATGATTGGTACTGTATCCGTTACTGCTAATGGTTCTGTTATAACAGGAGTATCTACTCAGTTTGATACTCAAATGACTGTTGGTGATATTATAAAAGTTACCGGAAACGGAGAAGAACGAAAAGTTACCGCTATAGCTAGTGCCACTTCAATGACTGTTGAAAATCCATTTGTAGTTACTGCAGCAACAAGTACTTTCTCACGGGAATGGGAATATGCAGCTTCATTTGATGATACTCCTACTACTACTGCACATGTAGCAAAAGCTATGGGAGCATATGATGAAATTCATATAGTAGTAGAAGATGAAGATGGAGACATTACTGGTGCGAATAATACTATAATGGAAACATATTCGGGTGCTTCAGTAGCAACTGGTGCTAAAACCGAAGATGGCCAAAGTAATTATTATAAAGATAAAATTAATAGAGGATCTGCTTATATTCGTTGGATGGATCATGATTCTTCTGGAGATGTAGATGCGGCTTATGGAACTACTGCATGGGGTGGAGCCTCAACGGGAACGTTTAATGCAAAAGGTGCCATTGTTACAGCAAGTTTGACTGGTGGAAGTTCTGGTTCAGCGTCAACCGATGGAAATATCCAAGTTGGATTGGATCTATACAAAAATACAGAAGAAGTGGATGTAACACTTTTAATGACAGCAGATGCTTCTGC